GTTGGTATTCGCCGTGACGACGTCGTTGTCCAGCGTCGCCAGGCCCGTCGAGATGACCCGATGCAGCGTCGGCCAGCCCGCATCGTTGAGCACCGCGCCGACGCGCGCACCGGAGCCGGTCGTCGCCTGCGTGCCCGCCGTCACCGTGGCCTGCGAGATCGACGCGAAGCCGTCGACGCAGCGCATGACGGCAGTGGCGTCGCCGTCCAGGCCGAAGTCGAACATCCAGTCCTCGACCAGGCCCTCGTACAGCGGCTGGCCCGAGTAGGTGATCCTGACGCCCCTGCGCGGGACGATCGAGCCGAAGTACGGCCCCGCTGCATAGGTCGGGTCGAAGTCCCGTCCACGGTTGTCCAGCACCACCTCGGCGATGCCCGGCTGGAACCGCTCCAGCACGCGCGACCGTCCCCTGCGCACCTGAACGCTGCGCACGTAGGACGTCAAGTCGACCAGGACGTCACCGGCCAGCTTGTAGACAGTGCCGCCAAGTACGCCCTTCGTGGAGTCGTCGAGGGTGAAGTAGTCGCCGATCCCGTTGGCCGCCAGGTCGACGGCTAACTCGACCTTTACCGACATCACGCCCTCGCGAAGACGGGGCCGCTGGCGCGCTCGTAGAGGGTGATGGCCTCGACGACCTCGCGCCCGATGGCGCGCGGGTCCCCGATCCCTGCGCTGATGTTGACGACGAACGTCGACCCGCCAGTCCCCACCGGGGAGCCGCCGCCCGAGATCGCGTCATTCGGCACAATCACGCCGGGCTGCTTGGGCACGAAGACCTCGGGGCCTTGCTCGCCGACCAGGTAGGCAGTGCCGGGGCCGACGGGGCCTCCCTCGGCGCGCGGCACGAGGGAAGCACCGGCGACCACGTTGACCGCGCGGTACTCGACCTCGACGGTGATGCGGGTCTTCAGCTTCGACTGCACCCAGCGACGGAACGCCTCGGACTCCTCGGCGATCTTCTCCTTGGCGCTTTGAATCATCGACACTGCAGACTGATCGCCGACGACCGCGAAGGCCTCGGCCATCGGGATGCCGAGCAGCGTCTGCGTCGTCAATGCCAGCGCCTGGTAGTTGGTGTTGAGCTGCTCCAACTGCGCGGGATTATTGGCCAGGTAGTTCGCCAGGCCGATCGCCGCATCCGGCGGCAGGGTCAGGATCTGCTGCGCGAGGGCCTCGGGGATCTTGGTCGCGATCTGGGAGATCGCCTGGACGGCCTTGCCCTGCTGCTCGATGTCGCCGAGCACCATCTGGACGACCTGCTCAGGAGTCAGCGGCTGACCCTCAGCGCCCGTCATGGAGAACTGGATATTGCCCAGCACCGTGTCCGACACGGCCTTGGCGTAGGAGTCCAGCGCGTCGGTTGCCTGCTTGACGATGCCGACCTGCGTGTTGATGATCGACCGGAAGGCATCGAGCCTGGACTGGAAGGCCTCGACCATGCCACCGGCGATCACGGTCCCGCCGCCGCCGAAGGACAGTCTCAGCCCGTCGATGTCGGCGCTGATCTCGGCAGCGGCCTGCTTCCACTTGATTGCCAGGTCCTCTGCGGCCTTGCTGCCGCTCGATCCTGCGCTGCGCGTCGACTCCGCTAGTTCGCCGTACTTCTGCCGCAGTTGCTCCCAGACTGGCGAGCCGCCGAGTTCTGCGCCCTCCCGCAAAGCGCTCGACACAGTGCCTGACGTATTGGCGAAGTCGCGCGCTGCACGCTGGCTCTGCACCAGCGCTTCAAAGAAGGCCAGATAGGACTGCGTCGCGTACCAGGCCTTATTGCCGGCATCCTCGACATCGTCCGAGAGCCCGGCTACCTGCGTTGATGCCTTGCCAGAAGCGATTGCAGCCTGCACAGTTGCCGAGGTCAAGCCGCGCGACGCATCCGCTGCGTAGTCGCTTTGGAGTCCCAGCACCTGCAGGGACGTGATGAGGGTCGCTACGGTGCGACCGACGGGTCCGAGATTGGACAGGACGTCCTTGGCCCAGTCCACGAGGGACTTGCCCTGCCTGCCGCCGAATCCTCCGCTGAGATTCAGGACGCTCTGCAGCGGACTTGTCAGATCGTTGAATGCGTCGTAAAGCGAAGTGACGCCATCAATAAGAATGGCGATGTCGTCGCCGGTCTTGATGATGGTGTCCTGCAGGCCGCCGACGCCGCCCATGCGGGTGATGACGCTGTTGATCGAGTTCAGGAGGGCGTAACCGATGGCCTCCTGGGCCTCGCCGACCGCCACATTCAGCCGAGCCATCTGGCCTGCGTATGTCTCGGCTGCTGCTGCCGCCTGCCCGCCGACGGTGCGATTCAGGGACTCGACCGCAGCGTCGAAGTCCTTGGATGCCAGCGCAGCCTGGTCGATCGGGACCTTCAGCCGCTGCAGCGCAGTGAAGTTGCCGTTGGCTGCAGCCGACAGGGCCTTGGACACGGATGTCAGCTCGCCGTATCCGGCTGCCGACAGGTCGAGCGCGGTCTGCAGCAAGGACTGCGCCTCGGTGACGTCCTTCGTGACCGTGACCAGTTTCTGGTAGGCCGGACGTAGCGCATCGTCGGCGATGCCGGTCTGCAGCATCATCGACTCGATCAGGCCCTCGGCCTGGGCGTTCTGCGAGGCCAGGCCGACGTTGTCCATCGCGGTCGCGAGCGCGACCATCGACTTCTCGTCCTGCATCGCGGCCTGGGCGGCGTCCTTCATCGCGTTGATGACCGCGTCGAAGGAGAACGCTGCAGCAAGTGCGCCGCCTGCCGCGACCATGCCCTTCTGGAAGGTTCCGAGAGCGCCGCCGGTGACCGCGCTCTGCGACTTCAGTCGCTCGAGGTCGCGAATGGCCCGGTTGATGTCGCGGTCGGTGTACTCGCCCTTGATGACGACATTGATGGGCTTGGCCATCAGTTGAGTCCGAACTTCGCGACGGCGCGCTCCAGCGCCCGGTCGATCTCGACGGCCGCCTGCGGTCCCTTGGCGAACAGCGCAGGCTTGAGCGCGCGTGGATAGTCAGCGCCGAACCGCGCGATGATCGCCGGGTTGAAGTAGTCATTCTTCAGCCCGCCTGGGTTATCCGCGCCAGCCGTCGACCAGATCGCGCCAGCCGGGTCGAGGAAGGACACGATGCCGGCAACGCCGACCGTGCCAGCGCCACGCATCCTGCGCTTTCGCGCGCCTGGCCTGATGCCACGATCGACTCTGGCCTGGTCCCAGTCCAGCGAACGGCTCGTCGTCTGGAACGTCACCGCGCGGGAGCGGCCGACCCTGCCGCGCGTCTCGGTCCACTTTCCCCATCCCCTGCCCGGGTTGTCGAACGGGCGGGAGCCGAAGAGCACCTGCGAAGGAGTGCGCCGCCTGGCATCGGCGGCGACGGCCTCGGATGCCTGCCGCACTGCTTTGAGCAGATCCGAGTAGATCTCCTTGTTGAACTTGGAGAGCGCCTCGACTAGGCGGCCAGCGCCGTCGACTTCAAGAGTCATCGGCATGACGTCACCTCCTCTTGGATGCCCTGCGGGCCTTCTCGCGCTCGCCCTGCTCCCACCGCAGGAACATGCTCATCGTGTGGATCATCCGGTCGTCGTGCTGCAGCAACTCGTGCGGCGTGCAGCCCCACGCGCGCGCTCGCGCGACGACTCGCCAGTGCTCGCTGGTTCGCCCAAAGGGACGGTTTCCTCGGCAGACTCCCCGAGGGCCATCGAGTCGACCTGCTCCAGCCAGGAGTCGAAGTCCTTGTCGGTCGACTTCCGGCGGTTCAGGACATGCCAGGCGAGCCAGAGCATGTCGCCGAGAAAGCGCTCCTCCAGCAGCCGCGCGAGCGACTTGGCAGTCTGGCGCTCCCAGGCGACGAGGTCGACCGTGGATGCCGAGGCGTCCACGGTCGAACCGTCGTCGTAGGTGATGCTGATTCGCAGTTGCATCGCAGTGTCCTATTCGTCAGGCCGTGGCGCGGGTGACGGCCCCGGTGATTGGCCAGGACACGCTGACCGTCGCCAGATCCCCGACGGCGGAGTCGATCGGGTTCCACGCGTTGACCAGGACGTCGAACTGGTACTCGGGGTTGCTGGTGCCGATGGTTGCGGTGCCGCCGGGACGGACCTTCACCGCTGCAGTCGCTCCGAGATACGGGTAGACGGTCGCGTCGAGCGCGCCGCCAGCCATGTCCTGATGAAACTCGAAGTCGACGGTGCCCTGCTTGAGGCCGCCGATTCTGGTCCTCCAGCCGTTGCCGCCGAACGCTGTCGTCTCGACGTCGTCGGCTTCGAGGCTGATGGTCACGCTGGCGCAGGACGTGGTGATGGTGCCGCCAGCGAACACGATCACCGGATCGGTGACCACGAACTTCGCCATGATGCGCTCCTAACTAGCGATGACCTCGACGGCGAACTCCGCCGTGAGGTAGGTGATCCCGTCGTCGAGGACGATCGGGCCGTAGTTCGACATCGACTGCACGCGCAGGTCGAATGCCTTGCCCCCGAGCTGCCGATCCGACTGGATCGCGCGCTTGAGGGACGTCGAGGAGGTCGGGTCGCAGTACCCGTCCAGGGTGTTCTGCGCGGTGCGCTCGTTCCACCGGCCCACGATGACCTTGACGGTGAATGAGTACGTGTCAGCGCCGCGACCCATCGCAGTGTCGAACGAGATGCCAGTCGGGATCACGTAGGCGATCGGTGGCTTCGGGTCATCCGGGACGTAGGCGTATGCGCGCAGTCCAGTTACAGACCCTAGATTGCTCGCGATGCCGGCGCGTAGTTCGCTGACGGTGGTCATGCGATGCCGTAGGCCTGCGCGTGAACGAACGGCTGCAGGATCGACTGCACGTCAGGGTCGACGCGCGAGACGCGCATTGCCCCGAGGTCGCCGAAGCCGGCCACGCCGAGAGGAGAGTCGAACCTCTTGTAGAACCGCGACGCCAGGACGATGCACGCCTGCTTGACCTCGGTCGGCACTGCCGTGCCGTAGCCGAAGTTAGCGGTCACGCGCACCGTGGCCTCGGCATCGAGGGTCGTGGTGAAGGAGTAGTCCCCGATCATGCGCAGCCGGGTGGCCGGGAACGCCAGGCCGACGGAGCGCCGGTTCAGGGGCTCCAGTTGCAGGTCGCTGGAGTTGTTCAGCGTGATGTCGTAGACCTGGTCGGCGCTCGACGAAATCTCGACCGTCAGCGCGGTCCCAGCGACGTCGTCGATGTCGCACACGATCCGGCTGGCCGGCACGTAGTACCGGGTGGCCGTGCCGGACTGGTAGAAGTGCCGGGCGCAGTGCGCGTCGATCGACCGGGAGGCTGATTCGACGGCGAGTTCGAGCAGCGTGTCGTCCTGTGTGTCGCTCTGCGGGATTCGGGCAGCGGCCTTGATCTCGTTCAGGGTGCAATATCCGTTGACGATTGGCACGGTCCCTCCTCTCCTATCTCCTCGGCCAGGTGGTCGAGGATCGGTCGCCAGTGACGCGCGTACACGACGTCGGCGTCGTAGTGATCGCGCGCCCAGGCTGCAGCGGCGTCGCTGCGCACCTGGCCCTGCTGGTACATCTGCTCCAACGCATCGACCATCTGCGGGACGCTGGGCGTCGAGAACCAGGCGTGCTGAGTCGCGTCCCACCAGGGCTGACCCGTGACCTTGATCGAATCCGGACCAGCCAGTTCGGCCTGGGCGCTGAAGTCCTGCGTGATGACCCGAAGTCCGCACGCCTGGGCCTCCAGCTGGGTGATGCCGAAGCCCTCGCCCATCGTTGGGTTCAGCATGACGTCGGACCCGCTGTAGATGGCAGCGAGCGCCTCGGGCGGGATGCCGATGCGCATTTGGTACTGGTTGATGAACTTCGTCTTGTCCTTGACGCCGCAGGCCTCCAGCAGCGGGTCCCACTGGATGCCCGTCATCGCGCCGAACTGCTCGGAATGGATAAACAGCCGCGCGTCATCGTGACGCTCTGCGAAGATCGAGAACGCCAGCACCTGCTCGCCGAATGCCTTGCGAGTCGGCACGCCCTTGTTTGCGTTCGCGATAAGCACCACGAAGTGATCGGGGTCCCAGCCGGTCAACTGCCGCCCGGTGATCCGCTTGCCGTCCTGCTGCTCGACGTGGGGCGTCGGACGAAACACTGCCTCGATAGCGTGCGGCGCGTAGTGAGCGTCGATGTCTCGCCGGTTCAACTGCTCCTGGCCGAAGAGACTCATCGCGATCGGATGCACGTTCGGCTTGCCGCAGAAGGCCGCCACCGCTGGCGGCACCGGCATATGGTCGACCGGAAGCCAGGGCACCACGTTCATCGAGTCCCACTGCGGACTCGTGAAGACGTGGACGTCGAACAGGGTGAACATGATCGGCGTCATGCCTGGATGCTGCTTGCTCCAGTCACGAAAGTACGGCGCTGCCATGTCCTGGCTGTAGACGTCCATGCCGCGAGGCCAGACGTCGATGCCCTCCCAGGACGTGGATGCCGCCTCGAGTCCGTAGTTGGCCGCGATGGCGATCCGATGGCCGTCGGCGACGATCCGGGGAATGACCTGGGCGGTCTGCTGTCCGTATCCCGTGGGTGCCCACGGTGCATTGGACAGCCAGACTCCCGCGATCCTCTTGCCGTTGCCGCGCGCGACTCGACGACGTGCTGCACGATCCATTGAAACCTCGCAGTGCTCGCAGTGGGTCCACCGGCCCGCGCGTCTTCGCAGTGGGCGGTCGGCGGGCCGGTGGAGTCGATGAA